GGATAACGAAAATAAAGTTATTAAACACAAAGGTGGTGAGGCTTTCTTCTACTCTCCAAGAATGATTTTCCATTTTGGTGGTATATTAACACACAGCACTGAAAAACTTAAAGCAACATTAAATGGTAATGAATTCCAATTCGGTATTTCAACTAGAATCAGATGTGAAAAGAATCAAGTTAATGGTGTAGAACAAAAAGGTGTTATTGCATCAACACCACATGGATATTGGAATCCAGACAAAATTGAGGATTACAAAAAAGAACACATGGATTTCATCAAAACCAATCTGAATACTGAATATGATAATTTCGTAATTGTCACAGAAGGTAGTATTGGTGAAGAATAGTATTAACAATTTAATTAACTTAATGTGAACAAGAGACCACCACGTAATGGTGAACAGATAATAAAAAAACAAAATACTCTATTGGTTGACGGAAATGCCCTATTTAAAGTGGGGTATTTCGGTGCCAAGAGCGAGTATAATCAACATGGCCAACATATAGGAGGCTTATACCAATTTCTAACAATACTACGTAAAGTTCTTACAGAAGATTTATATCACAGAGTATATGTATTCTGGGATGGAAACTTTAGTGGTAAATTAAGATATGAAATTTATCAACCATATAAAAGTGGTCGTGGTAAAGACTATATCAATGGAACCCAACCAATAGATGAATCTGAATTACAACAACGAAAACTTGTTTGGGATTATCTAAACGAAATGTATGTTAGACAATTAAAACATGAAGTGATTGAGAGTGACGATTTCATTGCGTATTATTGTTTGACTAAAAAAGAAAATGAAACAATAACTATTCTAACTCATGATAGAGATTTTTGTCAGCTAATATCAAATGATATCAGAATATATTTCTTAGATTTAAAAGTTTATGTTGACCCATCCAACTTTTCTTCGTACTTTTGCTATAACTACGAAAATTCACGTCTTATGAAAACCATATCTGGTGATGATAGTGATTCAATCAAAGGAATAAAAGGTGTTAAAGAGAAAACACTAATTAATTTATTCCCAGAATTAAAAGATAGGACACTAACCATTGATGATATTATTGATAGTGCAAAAAAGCAACAAGAAGAAAGAATAACAAAAAAATTAAAACCCCTTAAAACTCTTGATAATATCATAAACAAAATAACAGATGGTGTTCAGAAGGAAAATATTTATGAAATAAATGAAAGACTTATAAATCTGAAAAGACCAATGTTAACTGAAAATGGGATAAAAGAGTTAGAACAATTAATTGATGGTACTCTTGATTCATCAGGTAGAGACCTTAAAAATGTTCTTACGATGATGAAAAGAGATGGTTTAGATAGAACGATTGGTGAACAAAGATATCCTGAGTATCTCCTTCCTTTCAAAAAATTAATTGATCGAGAAAATAATGAGTAATTCAACAAACAAACAAATAATAAATAACAATTTTATGGCAACAGAAACACAATCAAAAAGAACAACTGAATGGTCTTCTAATTTTGGAAAAACAATTGAAGAACAACGATTTGAATTTATTCTATACATCAATGACCACATCATTTGTCAGAGATATTTTAATATTCGAGATTATAATGAAGAAGCAATTCAATCATTAGAAATGAAAGGCTTAATGGAGAACATATGTGGAATGAGTAATGGACCTATTGGTGAATTAGGCATCATTCCTAAGTTCTTGAAAAACAAATCAGTGGATTATATTTGGAACAATTATAACCCCCATAACATTCAACCAGATCAAGGAACTAAAGATATTTATGAAAAATTAGATAATTTCCAGTTTGAAATCAAGATTGATAAGAAGATGGTTGCTAAAGCTCAATTCACTGGAAATGTATTTCCACCAAAGGTGAGATATGCTGTGGATATCAAAGAAATAATTCCGTCAATTATGACTGAAATTAGGCATTTTTTGAGTCAAAAAAAATATACTAAAGTAGAGTCGAATGTGACGCTTTAAGATATTTATTATAATAAGAGTTTTTAAAGAAAGTGAAAAATTAAATGGCAAAGATAGATAAAGATAGTTTGGGGTATTTGGGTTTTGATTATCAACTTAGATTGATGGCCCAAATACTAACAGACACGAAGTTTGCAAATTCTATCATTGACATTGTTGACCCAAATTACTTTGATGATCCTTATTTAAGAATCATCGCTGCAACGATAAAAGATGCTAAAAAAACTGATGATATAATTCCAGATTTTGGGAGTGTTGAATTTAGATTATTGGCTGACATTAAAGATGATGTGCAAAGAAAGTATGTTGTCTCCCAATTACGTAAAGTCGAATCAGCAAATTTAAATGATACATTTAAAGTGCAAGATGTTGCAATGAAGTTTTGCAAACAACAAGAATTGAAAAAATCAATAAAGGAGATTCAAAAAATTATTGATAAAGGTGATGTTGAAAATTATGAACAATGTGAATCGATTTTAAGAAAAGCATTGGAGCATGGTGATAACAAAGATGATGGGTTAGATGTTCTTGATAATATTAAAGAAGTTTTAATCGATGATTTCAGAAAACCAATACGAACAGGTATAAAAGGTTTAGATGAGATCATGGATGGTGGTTTATCCAAGGGAGAATTAGCTGTTATATTAGCACCTTTTGGTGTCGGTAAAACAACAATGATAACTAAGATAGCCAACACGGCCATGAATGATGGTTATAATGTTTTACAAATATTTTTTGAGGATAACCCAAAGGTTATTCAAAGAAAACATTTATCATGTTGGTCAGGAATTGACTTAAATAATTTATCTCTTCATAAAGATGAGTTAATTAAGATGTGCAATGAAATGGCTAGCAAGTCTAGAAATGGTAAAGGAATATTAAAGCTTAAAAAATTTGCAAGCGATGGTACAACAATACCAATTATCAGACAATACATTAGAAAGTTGATAGCCCAAGGGTTTAGACCAGATTTAGTGCTATTAGATTACATTGATTGCGTTCAACCTTCAAAACATTTTGATGATGCTAATGTTGGTGAGGGCAGTATTATGAGGCAATTTGAAACATTACTATCAGAATTAGACTTAGCTGGATGGACAGCAGTGCAAGGTAATAGAAGTTCAATTAAAGCTGAAGTAGTAGAAGCCGATCAAATGGGTGGTTCAATCAAAAAAGGACAAATAGGTCACTTTATTGTATCTATAGCAAAAACACTTGACCAAAAAGAAGCTGGAACTGCTACTATGGCAATTCTAAAATCAAGATTTGGTAAGGATGGTGTTATTTTCCAAGACATTAAATTTGATAACGCAACGATTCAAATTGATATGGGTGAAAGTAAAGGAGGAAGAACCACAACGGAATACAAGAAAGACACGGATGTAAAGAACTTGCAAAGAGTTAATTCAGTGTTAGAAGCTACTAAGGCTAGAAATAGAGCCCTGAGTGGACCCACCGAAGAAGGTGTGGAGGCAACATAATGAATAAAATAATTAATAATAAATGAACGAACCAATTTTAAAAACTAATCCAGATAGATTTGTCCTATTTCCAATAGAACATCAAGATTTATGGGATTATTATAACATAGAAAAAGCTGCCATGTGGACAGCAGAAGAATTAGATTTATCAAAAGATATCGATCATTGGGATAATAAATTAACAGAAAACGAAAGATTTTTTATTAAAAATGTTCTTTCGTTTTTTGCAGCTTCTGACGGTATTGTTAATGAAAATTTAGCTGTTAATTTTTTAAATGAAGTTCAATATAGTGAAGCTAAATTTTTTTACGGCTTTCAAGTGATGATGGAAAACATACATAGCCATGTATACTCATTACTTATTGATACATACATTAAGGATATAAAGGAAAGACATAAATGTTTTAAAGCTATCGAATATATGCCACCAGTTAAGAAAAAGGCTGATTGGGCATTAAAATGGATTGACTCTGATTCTTTTGTTGAAAGGTTAGTAGCCTTTGTAGCTGTAGAAGGTGTATTTTTCAGTGGGTCTTTTTGTAGTATTTTTTATCTGAAATCTAGAGGATTAATGCCAGGTTTATGTGATACTAATTCATTCATTTCAAGAGATGAAGCGTTACATTGCGAATTTGCAATACATCTCTTGAATAACCATATAGTAAATAAACCATCTAAAGAAAAGATAAGAGAAATTTTATTATCAGCCTTAGATAT